ACTCTGTACTTACCTTGAAGAACACCAGCAAATGTATTGCCTGTGTCATCAACATTAAGGTTAGCATTAAGAGCAGGGGTGTAATCCAGGACACCTGCCATTGTTAGCGCAGAAGCAACGTCAGCAGAGCAAAGGATCATGTTACCCTTTCCACGACGAGTTCTCTGTGCGATTGCGTTGGCATCTCTTTCGATCTGGAACAGAAGTCCCTTGAACTTCTCAACTGACCATCTTCCGTTTGAGTCAACGTCTAAGTCAAATATACCATCTGTTGCGGTGTTAGCAATAGCACCTTTTTCAGCAACCTTGTAGATAGTACGAATAACTTCTCTGTTAATTTCAGCAAGAATCTCAGTAGAAAGAATGTTAGCAAGTTCTGCTTCTGCATTCAAACCGTGGATTGCCTTAAGGTCTTGAGCAAGCTCTAGTGAGTACTCTGCCTTTAACGCACGAGACTTCGCAGTCACGGTGACCTTCTCGATTGAGAATGCCATCTGGTTGAAGTGATCGCCACTAGCACCACCAAGTGCTTCAGCGTCACCTGTGTTCATACCTTGACCAGTTGCAAAATCACGCTGATTAGCACCTGATGTGTTTAGGTCAGCTGGGTTTGAACCCTGTTTGGCGTTAGATGCAGTACCGAAACCAACAGAATCACCTTCAGAAGCTTCGCCAGTGTATAGACCTTGAGTGAGATCAGCACCATCATTCTGTGCAGAATGTGATGTATCTACTTCATTGTAGAATGTCTCGTCGCCAGTCTGACTGTCGTAACGTGAACGCATTGCGAAGATAAGTCCTGTTGGGCCGTTCATTGGTTGAACACCTGCTAGGTCATAAGCGACCAAGTTAGGCATAGAACGACGGATTAGGCTGATTAGAACAGGATCGAAACCAGCATTTGGTGTACCACCATTTGATACTCCAGAAGCACTACCACCGAAACCACCAGATGCGCCAGCAGCGTTACCTGAGTTAGTTGGTACTCCTTCATTAAGGAACGCACGTTCCTCGTTTAAAAATTTTTCTTGGTTCTCCAGAAGAACTGCGGTAACCATTCTCTTATGAGAATCTTGAATTGCTTCAGATCCATCATGGTTTAGAATTGGGGCCCACTTCTCCTGCAGTTGTTCAGCGTTGAACATTTGCATTTGATTTTTACCTCTTTATTTAAAAGTGTTAGGGTTTTGTTTAAAGTAAGAAATTACTTCTTAGCGACTCTCTGTAGAGCAGTCAGATAATTTGCCATACTTCCTGATACATCTTTAGTAGCAGGGACAGTTTGTTCTGAGATGTTCTCAGATGTGTCTCTTTGAGCACTAGCTGGTCTCGTTGGAAAATATGCTTCTCTTAGAGTAACTAGTTTCTCACGGTAATCTGCTTCACTTTCAAACTCAACACTTTCAGCAAGAGATTCTAGTTTGTCTTTCTGAGTAACTGCAAGTCCCTCAGTGACTTCTCCAAAAATTCCATCAGATGTAGATTCTGCTAGTCTCTTATTTAGAGCAACATTCTTGTCGATTTGCTCGTTGAGTTTTAACTCCATATCATCTAGTTTATTTACCATGCTCTCAAGTACATCATATTTGTCTTCAGGGATTGTTACATAATGTTCTTCAAAAAGACCTTTTAGACCAGTCATAAAGGACTCAGACAATTCTGCCTTAAGACCAGTATCAACTGCGATCTGATTTTCTTGTAACCACTCATCAGCTACATACTCAAGGTATCCATCAACTCTTTCTGTGAGTTCACCCTTAAGTGCTTCAGTTTCTTCCTGAATAGCTTTGATGTGGTCTTCTTCTAATTGTTCTTTGATTGATGCAATCTTAGAACTAATTGCTGCTTCGAAAATGGTTTTTGCTTTCTTCTGGAATTCTTCAGAAAGTTCTTCACCACCAAGAAGAGCACTAACATCGGCATCGATGTTAAGTCCGTCGTCTGCAGATTCTTCTGCAACAACTTCTTCTTCAGTTTCAGAAGCTTCGCCAATTGCTGCTTTCATTTTCTTACGGAGTTGTGAAGGTGCTTCGTCAACTTCTTCTACAACTTCCTCTTCTGTTACTTCAGATTCAGCAACTACTTCTTCAGTAGAAACTTCTTCTTCTGCAACAACTTCACCTTCGGTTTCGGACTCTTCTTTTTTAAGTGTCCCTGCTGTTTGATCACCAGGTTTTGCACCTTTATTGACTACATCTCTAACTTGCTTTAGTGACGCACCAGGTGTCTTTAACTTAGCCGACTCATCATCGGTCTTATAGTTTTCTGGAGTAGGCCCGCCTAAGTCTTCCCAAGAACCGCTATTTCCTGGTGTTGAAACTCCAGCAGCATTGCTTCCTGCTTTAGGAAGTGCTTTGTCGCCTGAGTTAGCACCAGCAGTAACGGCGTTGGATTCCTTAACGTCTACTTCCATTTCTTGTAATTTTTTTCCACGGGACATTTGAAATTCTCCGAATACCTTTAGTAATTGACTATATTTATTTATAAACTATAGATTTGAAAGGAAGTCTTGGAACAAACCAATCTTATGCTCTTCCAAACGTTTTTGATCAACTAGAGTGTTGATGCGCCTTCTTGTGTGTGACGCAAGTTGCTCACGGAGTGCTCCTCCTTCCCAAACCCACTCTTTTCCTTCCATAATTCCTGACACAAAAGCATCAGGTGCAGATGGATCTGCAACGATATCAGCAGCAGTTGCCAACATAAAGTCTTCACCAACAACTTTTGCTCCAGTATGATCTTCTCTAAGTGATCCAATACCACGAGAAGAAACACCAAGCGTCACACCTTCACTTATAAGTGATGATGCAATCTTACCCATTGGTGTATTGAGTATCTGTGCTCTACCCTTAAAGTTATTTCCTTCTTGTTGAAGAGAAGTAATCTTATGTGATACACGATCAAGATTTACTGTAGGACCATCAGGATGACCCAACTCTCCTAAAGCACGACCTTTCTGAACAAAAGATTCATTATAACGATTGACCTCTTTAGCAAGAGTTTGTACAGGATACATTCTACCATTACGGTTTTTTATATTTCCTTGTAAGAAAACACCTTCAATATAAAGTCTCTTTGTAGCACCTTTTCCTTCAGTGACAAACTTTACGCTAGATACTTCTTCTGTAATTAGTTTCATTTTCTTATTGAGAATAACCTACTTTACATCCTCTAACTTCAGCATCTGCTGCATATATTGCATGTGCAGATTGCTTTTCAATATGTTCAACTGCTCCACCTGGAAGTTCAAATGTACCAATTGTTGTTGATCCACCAACTTCATTAATTATAGTTACCAATCTTACAGTGGTTCCTACATTGACAAGACGAACTACAGTTGCATTTCCAAAGGTAGAAGCACCAGCAGCATTAGTGCCACAATTAGCCTGACTACCCATTATGAGACTTCTAATCGCCATTTGATTCCTCTTCTTGGTCTACTTCATTTTTAGTTTCACTTTCAGGTTTATCAAACATACTTGATGATACATTTGGTTTAACGTCATCTACTCTCTTTGCACTTTTTGCAAAAAGCATATCTTTAATTTTATCACTCACATCAGAAGCAGAAGCTCCTTTATCAAGCATTGCATTCATTAATTCATCCATACTGATATAATTTTAACTAAAAAGTATTTATATCTCCCCACCCTTCGGCATTTTGACTTCTGTTGATTGTCCGTCTATACCCATTGGAGACCCAGATTCACCACCCATCATACCTGGATCCATTGGCATTCCTGTCATTGGATCCATCATTGCTGCTGGATCTGGAAGTATTCCCTCTTCAATTTCTTTATCAATCTGAGCATCTATCTCTATTATTTCAGTCTCAGTTTGTTTAAGAACCTTTGTTCTTACATATTCAGCAGAATAATATCTACCCATATATGGTTCAATTGCAGCAAGAACTCCTAATTTTTCTTGTAAAAGTTCATTCTCTTTAAGGTCAGAGAAATGATTATCATACAAGTAATCATATTGAATATGATCTTCTAATGTTTCCCAATCTTCTGGAGTGATAATATTTTTGAGAATTAATTGCGTTCTCAGCATATCACTGAATACTTGTGAGAATCTCTTACGAAGTCTACCGACAAACTTGGTAAACTTAAGTTCATCTCTTAAGATCTCTGATGATCTACCTAGATTGAATCCACCTTGACTGTCTAATCTACTTGATGGAACATTGAGTGACTTATAAAGTTTAGTTTGAAAATATTCAATATCTTTAAGTTCACCAAGGTTTTGTCCACCTGGTAAAGTAGAAATTTCAGTACCTCTACCACCTTCTCTACGTGGTAACCAGAAATCTTCAAGCATTGCCATATATTTACGATCATCTTTGATCTCTCCAGTGTCTGCATTATAAACCAGTTTATTTCTATAACGGTTCATAACATCACGAAGATATTGCTCTGCCTTAACTTTAGGAAGATTACCAACATCAATATAGAATATTCTTCTTTCTGGAGCACGAGATAATCTATAGATAACAAGACTATCCTCAACCATTCTTAACTGGTTAAGTGCTTTGATTGCTTTATGGATATAAGATAAAACTGTTTGCTTATTGCGATCTACAAGTCCTGAAGTAACATATGTGATTGCATCTTTAGCAATCTGAACTGTTTTTTGGTCTCCTCTGTTAGGAAGCATACTACCATTTCTTGCTGTAGCATGTGGATCGTAAACATAATACTCTTCAAGTTTTGGTGCTTCAAATTGCTGAGCTTGTGTATTCTGATCAGTCATCATAGGTGACTGATAGTTAGGTCCAAGTTTTTCTTGCTTTCTTACTAACTTTATTTTTAGTGGATCAATATATCTTACTTCTTGAATACCATCTTGTGGTTTCTTCAAATCAATTACTTTATGATAATATACTCTTCCGTCAATATACCAGGTACGAAAAATCTCATGACACTTTCTATCAAAGTTCATGAGTTGCTTGATGTATTTAAATTCTTCTCGAATTATATCTTTTAATTTATCTGATGCAGGTAAATTTGATAACTCAATTTCAATAGGGGAATCATTAAGATCAGAAACTATTGCTTCATTCACGACATCTTCAATTGCACTATCACACTCTGGGTGTAAGCACATTTCACGATATCTACGAATTAAATCAGTTTCATTCTTATAAACCCCTTCAATATCTACATATTGTCCATAGAATCCACTCGATAGATAAAAATCTGATTTATCCTCATCACTTGGAGGAACTGGAGAGATAGCGTTTTTAGTTCTATCTTCTCCAGTCTTTGGTAATTTAAAACCAAACAGTTTTGCCATTGTATAATCTTTTGCTACTATTATAGCATTATTTATGATTATGCGCCAGTGCCTAATTGACTGTTGCCAGATGGATCAAGTGCATCGTGCCACTGGTACTGCATTTCTACTGTGAATTCTTCGATTGCATCAGTATTTTCATAACTCAAATCTATTGCAGAAAGAGTTGTTGGGAATGCACCATAGAACCTATATTGCTTAAGTACAGGTATTTGTGCAGCAGTACTTGGAGAAGAACCACCAACAGCAGATCTACCCAATTGCCTAACAAACATATCTTGTTGATAAGATGTTGGATCAGTTAATCCAGCATTATCTTCATGTTTGTTCATTAAGTTCATCCATCTCTCAAATGCATTTCTAATTACAAAGTCTGTGTCATTGATGACTGTGATTGACCAAGGATCAAATGTACGATCACCAGCAATTTTAAGATTTCTTCCTCTAAATGGAATAGAAATATTACTGATAGTAGAGGCAGGAAGTGCTGCTGCCTTTACTAAAAATCGAACTTTATCTGATATACTGTCTTTTGTCGAATCTCTTGGAATTGCATCATCAGGAAAGTATAATTCACATTCAAATAGATTGGACCTTGCGCCACCCCCGATCATCTTACCCTTGAATGCATCAAGGGTTCTATCTCTTGTGGCTGGAATGTTTAGGTTTGCCATTAATCGTTTGCCTCTTTAGAAATTAATTAAACGTTTCCAACGACTTCTTCAAAACTAACTCCAGTGCGAGTAGCAACGAAGGTAAGTCCGATAAAGTTGATTGATCTTGCTGGTTTAATGAAGATGTCAGCCTTAAATTGGTTAGCATCTATGATATCAGGGGTATTGTTTGTCTCATCGCAAACTACGATAAAGTCAGTAATACCTCTCTTCGACTTAATATCACGAAGATATGGTTCAACAATATTCACAAAGTTTGTTCTTGTGATAACATCGTTGAATTCGAAGAGTTGAGCTCTTGCTGCTCTTTCAATTGTATTTTCAACTGTAAGGAATAAACGACGAACGTTAATCCTATCAAATGCAGATGCATACTTCAGTCCAGTTCTATCACCGAACAAGATAATTCCTGCTCCAGGTGAGAAAGTAATTGGGTTAATAGCAGCAGGATATATGATATCTCTCTGTGCTTGTGATGGATTGTATGCTAATTTGATTGCATTGTTAATCGATCCTCTTGCAGAACCAGCAGGTGAGAACCAAGAGTACTGATTAATTGATGTTCTTGCCATTAATCCAGCAGTATCTGGATTACATGGAGCATAAACAAACTGATTGTTCCATCTATCATATTGATATTTCCAAGTAGAATCAAACACCGCATAAGATGAATTCATTCCACTGAAGAAACTCTTAACATTATCTGTTTGATCATCAGATTTTGTAATACCCACAACATCTTCTCTATGAGGAGAAATTGTTGCGATACAATCTTTTCTTAACTCAGCTATTTCAATTAGTTTTTTAGCTTTCGATATTGATGCTTCTTTAGATGCACCACCTGGACCATTGATTAGGAAATTGATTTCATACTCAGATTCATTCTTGAATAAATCATAAGCATTCATTACCATACCGAGTGTGGCATTGTAACCACCATCAGCACCATAATTTGCACCATTTTCTAATTTCCAAGTCTTATTACCAAGACCTGCAAATACATTTCCTTGTGCAACTTCACCTGCATTTCCTACTTCTTCAGCAGTCCAAGCAAATGTTGTTGATCCTGCAGTTGCTTTAACACCAGTTCTTACTCCATCACCTAAAGGTGATACGTAAACATAATCAGATTTAAGAGCAATGTAATCTCTGTAATAGATGTTCTCTGATGGAGAAATCTTACCATCTTTTGCTTTTGATAGTCCAACATGTTTTTCTATAATGTTGGAATCAATTCCCGTTACTAATCCTTCATCATCTACAACTACAACGTGCATTTCATCATTTCTTGATGAATGTTTAGATGCATATTCTGATGTACCAGGTTTTGGTGCAACAGTCTTCCAGTATACACTTGCATTATCTAATCCCAATTTCTGTTGATCATACCAATCAACAACAGTCATACTAGTATCAGAAATGTCGTGATCTTTTACACCGTCATTTCCAACGATCATTATATTGTTGGTTGTACTTACTGCACCTATTGTTGTTTTAGTAAACGTAAATATGTGTTCTGTTCCAATACCAGCAGTAATTGCTTGACTTACTGTAATACTACTTTGACCAATACCAATAACTGTTGTTCCTGCACCTACTCCCGTTCCAGTAACAGTAACATAATCGCCATTAGCATTACCAGTAATTAAACCTGTAGTTGTTATGCCAGTTATGGTGATGTCAAATGCAGCATCAAGTTCACCAACTGTAGTACCTATACCAACACTAGAATTAGCTGCTTGACCTGTATTTGTCTTTTTGAATTCAAATTCTGTTCCAGGTTCATAATCACGGTTTGTTGAAGTACCATCAGTAGTTACTGAATCAGTTACTTTAACATCAATTGAAGTAACATAATCCCCAGTTAAAGTATTTCCTGTAATCACACCCCTTATAATACCACCAGTATAATCAACACTAGTTGTTCCTGCACCAGTAGTATTAGCTCTTCCATTAAGTGTCTGTGTTACACCTAATCCAACAGCAACATCACCAACAGTCAATCCAAGTCCAACAGGAATTGAAATTGTCTGATCGGCAAATGCATCAATCGTACAGATTTTTAAACTATTTGCCCAAGTTCCTGGATCTTTTGCAGCAAATCTAAAATCTTGTGCTGCATCAGAATAAGTGTCAACATAATTCTCATAAGATTTAATCTGAAGCGTTGTGTCTGCTCCAGCATTTGCGTTATTGAGTTTGGCATCATCACATCTAACTACTCTTAGGATTCCTCCATAAGAAAGATAGTTGGAAGCACTCATCCAGTATTCGTACTGTCTATCAGAGGAAATCGGCTTTCCAAAGGTAGAAATAAGGTCTTGCTCATTTTCGATTAAGATAGGAACATCGACTGGGCCTCTCTCAAAGGGACCGCAGATTGCGCCTACGAACTCTTGAGCACCATCAATTCTTCCAATTGTTAAATCGACTTCTCTTACCTTAACGCCAGGTGATACTAAGTTTAGCGTCATCTTTTTCCCTCTAAAGGTAACAATTTATCTAAAAATATTTATAAATTAGTATACCTTACATGCAAAATTACATGTAGTCCCACATATAATTCATACCACCACCCTTATCTCCGTACTCATCAGTGTACCACCTATCCCCCTCTGGATCTACAAATGTTGTTTCTTCAGTTAACCCATCGGACATAAAACCAAATGGTGCCATATCTTGCTCAATTTGATCTCGTTGATCCTCATATAATTTCTTTCTTACATCTTGATCGGTAAGTTCTTTAAAGTAATCTTGTTGAACTAACCACGCATAAATTACCATACACATAGCAAGGTCATCATTACATCCATCCTCTGCTTCAAATGAATTACTCTTTTGTATAAAGGTGGTTAATTCTGAAATAATATCCAAATCTTTGAATAGTACTTTATCTGCTTCTACTACTTGCTTTAAATTTAATGATCCAATCTTCTTTACAGTCTTGGACATCTTTACACCCAACTGTGTCTTATTGCCAGAGAATCCTTGACCTACTATCTGACCTGCTCTACCTCTCATAGAACACATAAGAAGATTCATATACTCTAAATCAAAGTTTAGAATAGCAGCAACCTGATCTCCTACATCATTTACCTCACACAATACAAAAGCATTATTATAACCTCTTACTGTTTCGTATATTACATTCGGAAACAACATTGGTTTTATTGTATTGTTCCTATACTTTGCAACTACTTGATGTGGAAATTCAGTAATATCAATTACCACAAAGGCAGAGTAATCTTCACCAACACCCCTTGCCACATCAACCGTACATAAGTAATCATGGTTTTCTTCTGGTGCTGCATATATGTCTAGACCACTATTTGATGTCAATGGTTTCTCATATACTAATGCTCGAAGTTTTGCTGGATTTATAAGAGTATCAACAGATCCTAAGAATTCACATTCAAACTCAACTTTAAACTGTTGTTCTGATGTGTTCTTAATTGTCTGTTCTCTCCATGCAGCATCTCTATTGGGAACTTCAGACCAATGAACAGCAGTCGGTACATAATCACTCTCACCATTCTCTGCATCATGCCACATTCGGTAGAAATGATTCATACCTTTAGGAGTGGATACAATTATAATTTTAGTAGATTGTCCAGATGAAATAGTAGGATATACAGAACTGAAGAAGTCATCTGCAATATGATTTGGTACGAAAGCAAATTCGTCTAAGAATATAATGTTAAAGGTCATACCTCGAACAGCAGCAGCAGATGTAGATGCTGCCATAATCTTAGAACCATTCTCTAGTTCCAAACTACCTTTATTCCATGTCAGAATACCTTGCTGCATCCATTTGGGAA